AAAACTTTTAAAGGTTTTGCAGAAGGGAGAAGTAAGTGAGTTACGAACAAACCCTTTGGAAAGAAATTAAGGACGTTGTAAATCCTAAGATATTAGCTAAAAACAATAGATTTAAAAAATGGGAGTATGGTTACAACTCTGATTATGATTTTATAGTAATAAGTAAAACTGGAAAAATTGGACAAATCATTGAAATACAGAATCTCAGGATTGCTTTACCAGCAGCAAATGAACCGTTTAAACGAAGTAAAGAAAAAGCGGAACAACACTGGGAAAAAGCCGAATATCCAAAAGAATTAAGTAAAATTAAAAGTAGGTTTGACTGGGAAGAATATCCAGCTGAATTTAAAGAAAAGTGGTATGATTATATTGACAAAGAGTTTGAAAGAAGAGAGCAAGGTTACTGGTTTTACAATGATGGTAAAGTTACTTATATTACTGGTACTCACTACATGTACCTCCAGTGGTCAAAGATCGACGTTGGAGCCCCAGACTACAGAGAATCAAATAGATTATTTTTCATATTCTGGGAAGCATGCAAAGCAGATACAAGATGTTATGGTATGTGTTATCTCAAAAACAGACGATCTGGATTCTCTTTTATGTCAAGTGCGGAACTTGTCAACCAAGCTACAATATCTTCCGATTCAAGATTCGGTATATTGTCCAAGTCTGGTGCAGATGCCAAAAAAATGTTTACGGATAAAGTTGTCCCAATATCCGTTAATTACCCTTTCTTTTTTAAACCAATCCAAGACGGTATGGACAGACCTAAAACTGAGTTGGCTTATAGGGTTCCAGCATCTAAATTAACTAGAAGAAAGCTTGAGAATAACGAACAATTAAGAGAGCTAGAAGGTCTTGATACAACTATTGACTGGAAAAACACTGGTGATAACTCTTACGATGGTGAAAAACTAAAGCTATTAGCACATGATGAAAGTGGTAAATGGGAAAGACCTGATAATATATTAAACAACTGGAGAGTTACAAAAACTACATTACGTCTAGGATCAAGAGTTGTAGGTAAGTGTATGATGGGCTCAACCTCAAATGCGTTAGACAAAGGTGGAGAAAATTTTAAAAAACTATACTACAATTCAGACGTTACGAAAAGAAATAGAAACGGACAAACATCTTCTGGGCTCTATAGCTTGTTCATTCCTATGGAGTGGAACTACGAAGGATTCATCGATACTTATGGATTACCTGTATTCGCTAGAACAGAAGGTAAAATCAAAGGAGCAGATGGTTACGAAATTACAACAGGAGTTATCGAGCATTGGCAAAACGAAGTTGAAGGACTCAAATCCGACAGTGATAGTTTAAATGAATACTATCGTCAGTTTCCAAGAACTGAACAACATGCATTTAGAGATGAAACAAAAGATAGTTTATTTAATCTAACTAAAATCTATGAGCAGATAGATTACAATGAGGAAATAAACAACATAAACAGCGTTACTAAAGGCAGTTTTCAATGGGCTAACGGTGTTAAAGATACTTCTGTAATATTTGTACCTAATAATAATGGTAGGTTTTTAATATCATGGATACCACCTAAAAACCTACAAAATCGAGTGATACTAAAGAATGGAGTTAAAAGCCCTGGCAATGAACACATTGGAGCATTTGGCCTTGATAGTTACGATATTTCAGGTACTGTTGATGGTAAAGGATCTAATGGAGCATTACATGGTTTAACTAAATTCTCCATGGAAGATGCACCGCCAAACCACTTTTTTTTAGAGTATATATCAAGGCCACAAACAGCAGAGATATTTTTTGAAGATGTTTTAATGGCTATGGTTTTTTATGGTATGTCTATACTTGCTGAGAATAACAAACCTAGGTTTTTATATTATTTAAAAAGAAGAGGTTATAGAAATTTTTCAATGAATCGTCCTGATAAAATTTGGAATAAATTATCTACAACAGAAAAAGAAATAGGTGGAATACCTAACTCAAGCGAAGATATTAAGCAGGCACACGCCGCTGCAATAGAATCTTACATAGAAACTTATGTAGGATTAAAAGAGAACGAATATGGAGATATGTATTTCCAAAAAACCTTAGAAGACTGGGCTAAGTTTAATATAAACAATAGAACAAAGCACGATGCTTCAATAAGTTCTGGATTAGCTATAATGGCTTGTAATAAAAATTTATACAAACCTACCGCTGACAGAAGCATAAAAAATGTTAACTTAGGTATTAAAAGATATAATAACGAAGGAAGTTTTTCACAAATAATAAAATAAATGGTTGTAACCGATAGTAATAGTATTTTTCCAGATCAAGTTGTTCCTGATGAAGTAAAATCAAGCTATGATTATGGCATGCAAGTTGGCAAAGCTATAGAAGGTGAGTGGTTTAGTGGAACTAGAACTGGTTTAGGTAATAGATACTCTACTAACTTTAATAATTTTAGAAACCTAAGGCTTTACGCTAGAGGAGAACAAGCTGTTCAAAAATACAAAGACGAACTAGCTATTAATGGAGATTTATCTTATTTAAATTTAGACTGGAAGCCAGTTCCTGTAATACCTAAATTTGTAGATATAGTTGTAAATGGAATGTCTGAAAAGCTTTATGAAATAAAAGCTTATGCTCAGGACCCTGAATCACTTAAGTCTAGAACTGAGTATGCTAATAGAATATTAAGAGATATAGAAACAAAAGAGTATCTAGATAATATACAACAAACCTTAGGGTTGAATATGTATTCTACAGAAAATCCTGAAGATCTTCCACAAAACAAAGAAGAACTAGAGCTTCATATGCAACTTGATTATAAGCAATCTGTTGAAATAGCTGAAGAAGAATTAATAAACAATACACTAGACAGAAATAGATACGAGTTAACTAGAAGAAGAATAAATGAAGATTTAGTTATATTAGGTATAGGTTGTACTAAAACTAGTTTTAATAAAGCAGAAGGGATTACAGTTGATTATGTTGACCCAGCGAGATTAGTTTATTCATACACTGAAGATCCTAACTTTGAAGATATATGGTATGTCGGTGAAGTAAAAAGAATTAGCTTATCAGATCTTAAACAAGAGTTTCCTAATTTGACCACAGATGAATTAGAAAGAATACAGAAGTATCCAGGAAACAGCAACTATATGTTTGACTGGCAAGGTAGAGATGATAATAATAGTGTATATGTTCTATACTTTGAATACAAAACTTACAGTGAACAAGTATTTAAAATAAAAGAAACAGCTACTGGTTTAGAAAAAGCTTTAGAAAAAACAGATACTTTTAATCCACCAGCTAGTGATAAGTTTGATAGAGTATCTAGATCAATTGAAGTATTATATTCTGGCGCTAAAATATTAGGTCATGAAAATCTATTACAATGGGAGTTAGCTAAAAACATGACTAGACCTGAGTCTAATTTAGTCAAAGTTAACATGAATTATAATATATGTGCTCCTAGAATGTATAAAGGTAGAATTGAGTCTTTAGTTAGTAGAATAACAGGTTTTGCTGATATGATTCAACTAACTCATTTAAAGCTACAACAAGTTATGTCTAGAATAGTTCCTGATGGTGTTTATTTAGATGCTGACGGTTTAGCAGAGATAGATTTAGGTAGTGGAACAAGTTATAATCCACAAGAGGCATTAAATATGTATTTCCAAACAGGTAGTATAATCGGTAGATCAATGACTCAAGATGGTGGTCAAAACCCTGGAAAAGTGCCTATACAAGAACTATCTACATCTAGTGGTATGAGTAAAATACAAGGGCTTATACAGACTTATCAATACTATTTACAAATGATAAGAGATGTAACCGGACTTAACGAGGCTAGAGATGGAAGTACACCAGCTAGCGATTCTTTAGTTGGATTACAAAAATTAGCTATTGCTAACTCTAACACAGCTACAAGGCATATAGTACAAGCTAGTTTATATTTAACATTAAGAACATGTGAAAATATTGCACTTAGAGTAGGAGATTGCTTAGAGTTTGATTTAACTAGAGATGCTTTAAAATCTAGTATAAGTTCTTACAACGTAGGAACGCTTGAGGATATATACAACTTGCATCTCTATGATTTTGGTGTATTCTTGGACCTAGTACCAGACGAAGAAGAAAAAGCTCAGCTAGAACAAAATATTCAAGTAGCATTACAAGGCGGTCAAATATTCCTGGAAGATGCAATTGACATTAGACAAGTTAACAATTTAAAACTTGCTAATCAATTACTAAAACAAAGAAGAAAACAAAAGCAAAAAGCAGATCAAGAAGCACAACAAGCTAACATAGCTGCTCAAGGTCAAGCTCAAGCAGAGACTGCAGAAAGAACAGCTATGGCAGAAGTTCAAAAGCAAGAAGCTTTAGCTCAAACTACTTTGTCAATTGAACAAGGTAAATCTCAATTTGAGATACAACGTATGGAGAGAGAAGCTGAAATTAAAAGACAATTAATGCAAATTGAATTTGATTTTAATATACAGTTAACTCAAGCTAAAGGCGAAGCTGAAAGAAACAAAGAAACTTTTATAGAAGATCGTAAAGATAAACGAGCTAAACTTATAGGCACTCAACAGAGTCAAATGATAGATCAAAAGAAAAATGATTTATTACCAACAAACTTTGAATCCGCAGGTAATGACAACCTTGGTGGATTTGGATTAGAGCAATTTGCTCCACAATAATTTTTTATTAACTATTATATTATATTATGTCAAAACAAGTAGAGAAGGGACCTCCTGCCGACGAAGGTAAAGAAGGTTTAAAATTAAAGAAAAAAGTAGGTAGACCAAAGAAACTAAACAAATCTACTGAAACAGTAAAATTAGATTTAAGTAAAAAACAAGAAGACGCCGTTCAAGAGCCAGAAACAAAGAAAGTTGTGCTACAGTCTGATGAGACGAAAAAAGAACAAGAACTGGAACTGCAAGAAGTGGGAGAAACACACGAAGAGCAAAAATCTTCCGAAGAAAGTGTAAGCCCAGTATCTGAAATAACTGAAAAAGAAGTTAAAGAAGAAACTAAAATTGTAGAGCAAGAATTAAAAGAAGCTATAAGAGATGAAAAGGTAACAGGTAAGCCTTTACCAGAAAACATCGAAAAACTAGTTTCATTCATGGAAGAAACAGGCGGCAATATTAATGATTATGTTAGACTAAACGCTGACTACACTAATATTAATGAAGATGTTTTACTTAGAGAATATTACAAACAGACTAAACCACATTTAGACAGAGAAGAAGTTGACTTTATATTAGAAGACAACTATTCTTGGGATGAAGAAGTGGATGAAGAGCGAGATATAAAGAAAAAGAAACTCGCTTATAAAGAAGAAATTGCCAAAGCACGTAACTTTCTAGAGCAAACAAAGAGTAAATATTACGACGAGATCAAGTTGAGACCGGGCGTTACTCAAGAGCAACAGAAAGCAATGGACTTTTTCAATAGATATAACAAAGAGCAAGATATAGCAACCCAGCAACATGCTGATTTTGAAAAGCGAACTAATCAAATGTTCTCTGATGAATTCAAAGGTTTTGAATTTAATGTTGGGGAAAAAAGGTTTAGATATGGAGTTTCAAACCCTCAGGAAGTTGCTAAGAGCCAATCAAACTTATCTCATTTTGTTAAGAAGTTCTTAAACGAAGATGGAAGTGTAAAGGATCATGTTGGTTATCATAAAGCTATTTACGCAGCAGAAAATGCAGATACTATAGCAAAACATTTTTATGAGCAAGGTAAAGCCGACGCTGTTAAAGATGTAGTTGCAAAATCTAAAAACATAAATGTAGAATCTAGGACGCCAGCGTCTGAAGGTGATGTATATGTTGGTGGATTTAAAGTAAAAGCTATTTCCGGTGTTGATAGCTCTAAGTTAAAAATACAACGTAAAATAAAAAAATAAAAACTAAATTAAAATGGGTTTTAATACAAGCGGGAGTTTTCCTGCATCATTAGCTCCTGCACAGAAAAAATTAACTCTGCAGGACAACTATCTTAGTTTTAACGGGGACGCTGCAGGCGGAGATCCAGTTAATAACTTTGCACAACAATATCTACCTGAGCTTTACGAAGCTGAAGTAGAAAGATACGGAAACCGAACTTTATCTGGTTTCTTGAGAATGGTAGGCGCTGAAATGCCTATGACATCTGATCAAGTAATTTGGTCTGAACAAAATAGATTACACGTAGGTTATTCAAACACTTTAGATACGCTAGTAGGCGGTGGTACTTTTGATCTTTTAATTGATCTTGATTTAAATGCTGGTTATCCAGGTGGTGATTCACCTTCTGGTGCTATTAGACAAGGACAAACTATTTTACTTGCTGATAGAGCTACAGGTTTAGTTACTGCTAAAGCTTTAGTTCAAATAGTTAGTGATTCTGGTAATCCTGGTAAAACAAATGATCAGTTAGATTGTACTTTATATGATTATACCCAAGCTACTCTTCCTAGTGTCTTACAAGGAGCAAATAAATGTAATTTGTTTGTTTATGGTTCTGAATATGGAAAAGGATCTGTTGGTATGGAAGGTTCTATTCAACCACAATTTACGCAGTTTTCTAATTCACCAATTATCTTAAAAGATAACTTTGAGATTAACGGTTCTGACACTGCGCAAATTGGTTGGGTTGAAGTTGCTACTGAAGATGGAACATCTGGATACTTATGGTATTTAAAGTCTGAATCTGAAACAAGATTAAGATTTGATGATTATCTTGAAATGGCAATGGTTGAAGGTGAGAAAATGACACAGGCTGGAATAGACTTTGCCTACGGTCCTACAAGTGCTAATTCACAAGTTAAAGGTACAGAAGGTTTATTTGCCGCTATTGAAGATAGAGGTAATGTATATTCTGGATTTGCTGGTGCTGCTGCTCCTGGAGCTGGTGCATTAGGAGATTTTGATGCTATCCTTAAGCAATTAGACAAGCAAGGTGCTATTGAAGAAAACATGCTTTTCTTATCTAGATCTACTGCTTTAGATTTTGATGATATGATCGGTGCTATGGCCGGTGGAGGTTATGCTTCTACTCAGTCTGCTTCTTATGGTCTTTTTGACAATGAAGAAGATATGGCATTAAACTTTGGATTTTCTGGATTCAGAAGAGGTTCTTATGACTTCTACAAAACTGACTGGAAATACTTAAACGATGCCTCTACTAGAGGATTATCAAATGCTATTGACGGTGTTATGATACCTGCTGGAACTACAACTGTGTATGACCAAATGATGGGTGTTAACATCAGACGTCCTTTCTTACATGTAAGATATAGAGCTTCTGAAACTGAAGATAGAAGATATAAAACTTGGATCACTGGTTCTGTCGGTGGTGCTTATACTTCTGATCTTGATGCTATGAGAGTTAATTTCTTATCTGAAAGATGTTTAGTAACACAAGCTGCTAATAACTTCGTGTTATTTAAAGGAGCTTAATTAATTATTAACATTTAAAAAAAATAAGAAAATGGGATATATATCATTTAAAAAATCAGGTGGTGAAGTAGATTTACTTCCTGCTGAAAATATAATGCATGTTGGAAATGCAACAAGCACTAAAATTGTTATAGTGTATGGAGTTGGTAATGGAGCTGGTTCTGGTTTTGGAGCACTAGCCCCAGACCCTGACTTTCTCAACGCTACTGTAAATTTTAGCGATACATCTAGTATTGATGATTCTAATGTAAGAGGATTAATTAATGCTGCTATTGAAAAAGCAAATGGAGCATCTGGACCTGCTATACCTGTTAATTTACCTACTTTAGTTGGTAGTGTATCTGTACAGTTTGGACAAGTAACACCTTAAAACAAATAAACAATAACAAGATCCCGCTTCGGCGGGGTCTTTTTTAATTATTATATTATATTATATTATGGAAACAAAAGAAAAGAAAACTACAGCTAAAGCTGTAAAAACTCCTGAAGTAAAAAAAGATACTTGGGAATATAAAGATAGGAATTACTACTTATTAGGAAATAAAAATCCTTTAACTTACACTATAATTAGTAGACATACTAGTAGGTATCCTTTAGTATGGTTTGACCCGGAAAAAGGTTATGAAAGAGAAATGAGATATGCTACTAATCAAAAATCTGTATTTGTAGACGAGCAAGAAGGAACATCTACTCTGTCTCATATAGTTTTTTCTAAAGGACACTTATTTGTTCCTAAAGAAAAAAGAAGCTTGCAAGAATTACTACTAAAGCATCCACATAGGAATTTAATATTCTCAGAACACGATGCAGTAGTAGAAGCTGAAGACCAATATGATATTTTAGAGCTAGAGATAGCTGCTATGAACATGGCGTATGATATGGATATTGATAAAGCAGAGGCTATATTAAGAACTGAGGTTGGTTCTGAAGTAAATAAACTATCTTCTAAAGAATTAAAAAGAGATTTATTACTTTTTGCTAAAAGAAATCCTAAATTGTTTTTAGATCTAGCGGAAGACGAAAATGTTGAACTTAGAAATATTGCTATTATAGCAGTAGAGTCAAAGATAGTTTCTCTTTCTCAAGATCAAAGAACTTTTTCATGGACTAGTAATAGTAAAAAATTATTGAACGTTCCTTTTGATGAAAACCCTTATTCAGCAATGGCTGCTTGGTTTAAAACAGATGAAGGTGTTGAGGTTTATAACTCAATAATGAAAAAACTAAAATAAACAAGTGATTATAACTTAGGGTGGTTTACGCCACCCTTTTTTTTTAAAAAGATTAAAATGGCAATAAGCGTAAATAAAGTATATAAAACTGTATTACTTATACTAAATAAAGAACAAAGAGGTTATATGACGCCTGAAGAGTTTAATAGAATAGGTACGCAAGTCCAAAGAGAAATCTTTGAAAAGTATTTTGAAGATTTAAATCAATATACTAGAATGCCACAAACTGATGTGGACTACGCAAATAGGTTGATGAACCTAAATGAAAAAATGAACATATTTAAAAGAGATGGTAATGCTACTTATGTTCCTGCCGATAACAATTTTACCTTACCAACTCTTACTCACATAGTAGGATCTGTTACTTATGAAGCTAAAAGCAGACTACCAGTTGAAATGCAAAGAGTAGATAGAGGAGAATTTTATAACTTAAGATTATCTCCATTGGTAACACCAAGCGAGCAATTTCCTATATATTTGTTCGAAAACAATAAACTGCAAGTGTATCCAAATACTATAAATACTAAAGCAAATGCTGGCACAGCTAATGTGGCAGTTCAATATATTAAAGTTCCAGACGATATTAACTGGGCTTATACAGTAGGTAATTTAGGCCAGTTTATATATAATGCTAATACACCTCCTACTGTAGACTTCGAATTACACAACTCTGAATTTACAGAGCTTGTGTTAGCTATATTAATGTACGCTGGTATAGTTATAAGAGATCCTCAAATAGTTCAAGCTGCATCAGGTCAACTACAAGCAGACAGAGCGAATCAAAAACAATAATAAATGAGTTTAATTAATCAAACTAACGAAGAGTATTATGCAGGAGAAAAAATGTTTGCAGTTACAGCAGCTCCTCAAACTGTTTTTACTTGTACCTTTGAACCTAAATTAACTTTAGCTACATCAACAGAACCTGCTAATTTTGATGTACAAGTAAGTACAGATAATGGTGTTACTTTTAATGATTATGTAGCTGGTACTATTTCAGTAGTTAATGATAACACCGTTAAACCTCCTTATAATCAACAGACTATAACACTTAGTGTAGCAGTAGCTAACTCAGCTACTACACTAGTAAGAGTTGTTCTAAAAGCTGGAGCGCTGTGGAATAATTACGGAAGTTATGAATATGTTAAATTAAACGACATAGTAAATAACTTTTTAGTAGCTTATACTGGTATTGGTAAATTAATACCACTAGTTAAAAGAACTGATGTTATATTCCATGCTAAAAGAGGTTTACAAGAGTTTAGTTATGATACTTTAAATAGTATAAAAACTTTAGAACTAGATTTACCACCAAGTAATTCTGTTATTATACCTCAAGACTATGTTAACTACGTTAGGATGTCTTTTGTTGATAATATGGGTGTACTACATCCTATATATCCAGCTAACAATTTAACTACAGACCCAACATCTGTACCGCTACAGCAAAAAGATGGTAGCTTTATTCAAGATGAATATGGAGAAAACACTGAAGCAGCTCAATCTACCACTAGAACTAGGTGGGAAAGCGCTAATGATAGACTAATAACAGGTGAATTTGATGAATACTTTTACAATGCTAATGTTTATAATTGGAGCTGGAGAAAAGAAACTTATGGGAGAAGATATGGTTTAGATCCAGTTGTTTCTCAAGGCAATGGCTGGTTTAACATTGATAGAAGAAGAAATGTAATATCTTTTTCTAGTGATTTAAAAGGTAGAATTATAATATTAGAATACATATCTGATGGTTTAGCATCTGACTTAGATACTAAGGTTCCTAAAATGGCAGAAGAAGCAATGTATATGCACATAGCATATTCTATATTAGCAGGTAGATCAGGTGTTCAAGAATATATAGTTCAAAGATTTAAAAGAGATAGATCAGCTCAACTTAGAAATACTAAAATACGTCTAAGCAATATGAAATTAAGTGAAATGATACAAACTATGAGAGGTAAATCTAAATGGTTAAAGCATTAATATGGCAGAAGTAAGAAATGTATTTGTCAAGTCTAAAATGAATAAAGACTTAGATGAAAGACTTTTACCTAATGGAGAATATAGAGATGGTAGAAATATATCTGTAAACAAAAGTGAAGGGCCAGATGAAGGAGTTGTTGAAAATATAATAGGAAACAATATATACTCTAATTTTAATTTTGGAGAAGACGTAGAGATTATTGGAACCTATGTTGATACTGATAAAGATAGAATATTTATATTTGCAACAAGCCACTCTGACAGCTCTCCTAATCAGCTAGATGCTAGAGCTATTGGAAACGTATATACTGGTGGTAAATTTATATCAACTGCAGTTTGTATAATAGCTTATATAGAAGGACCCACCGCTTCTAATAATAATACGCCTAAGTTTGATAAATTAGTTGAAGGAGCATTTTTAAATTTTTCAAAAACACACCCTATTACTGGTATAGACATGATAGAAGATCTGTTGTTTTTTACAGACAATAGAAATCAACCAAGAAAAATAAATGTAGAAACTGCCATTGCAGAATCTGCAACTAGCCCAGATCCTTATTATACTCACGAAGACCATATATCAGTTTCTAAACTATGTCCATTTTCACCAATATCTTTTATTCAAGGATCTGGAATAAATTCCACACCTGGTCTAATGGATGAAACTAGTGAGTATTTACCAGCTAGTAGTATTAGTATTTTTAGCGGAAACATCAGTGGTCCACCCACCCCATTTGGACTAGAATTAGAACAACAAAACCCTCAATTAGGACCACCTGGCAATCCTGAAGCTAGATTTAAAAACTTAAACTTTCCAGAATTAGGCTATTTTGAAGTTGTTAGTTTTGACAATAGTTTTCCTCCTACATGCTTTTTTCGATACCCCATAGGCTCAACCAACGATGCAGATCAATCTATGATAGCCGCTAATGCTGCAGCTTCAACTTTTAAAGGCACAACAGGATCTTCTCCCACTAGAGCACCATTTTTAGCTGATGACGTACTTCAATTTGAAAGAAAAAACCCTATTTACAATGAGTTTTATTCAGGAGACAAAGAGTATTTAAGAGATAAGTTTATTAGATTTAGTTACAGG